ATAATATAAATTCTATTTAAACTAAAATTTTAAAATAAAAATTGTAAAAGGAGAAAAAAATGATAAAATCATCAAAAGAAGTTAAAGCATTTAGATGTCCAATATGCGATAAATTAATTGAAATATCTAACAGTAGTAAAGAATATATAGTCATTCATGGAAGTTTAACATATGGTGAACGTGAACATATGAATTTTATTGGAGAAAATAAGGAACCAATAAGAATTTGCACTTACTGTTTAATTAAGAAATTAGGAGGTATGCCTATAGAAATAATTAAAGACAAATTTGAAACACCATCTGGACTAAATCAACCAGATGATATTAAAGATAAAAAGATGTCATTTATAGGTATGCCAAAAGGAATATGGGACATATGGGACAAGATGAAAATTACAAAAATAAATCACACAAATTAGGAAATGATGAAAATAAATCATCTTATGATTATGATTCTATACGTAATCACATTCATCCGCGAGATTTATGAATCACTATAATTAAAACAAGGTGATCCAGAAAATTAAATAACGTGGAAACAACTCCCAGCGAATAGAATAATACTGGGAGTTGTTTTTTTGTCTTCAACCTGAAGATTTTTTATTTTTACATCATTTATTTTTCTTATGTTTTTTTAAATGTTTGAATAATTGGACTGAATTCTTGAATATTTTACTACACAATTTACATTTAATGGTCATTTAGTTTTCCTTCTTGTACTCGCACCCACATGAACTTACTCTGAATTTTTGCAATTTAGACCGTAGTTTAATATGATTTAAAACAGATTTTGATTTTAATGAATTCATTCTTTCTGATAGATCCTCTGGTTTTATTTTTTTTGCAATTTTCATAAAATTCTGATATTCTTCTTCCAAAATTTTTAAATATTCCTTATACTCTATATCATTCATTTATAAATCTCTCCTATCCTACATAAATATTTAATTCTATTTTTTCAGCAGTTTTAATAGGTTCTAACGTAACATTAATGTGAAAAGTTTTTGATTTTAATTCATATTCTGTCGCACTAACTTCGACTGAAAAACTATTTAGTCCTCTTCTTCTTTTAATTTCTTCTAAAAATAAAACTACATCATCTCTGACATTATTCCATGTTGAGGTATTATTTTGTTCAAAAATATAATATTTTGCGAATTGTTCTAATGCAGCTTTAATATAAAGATACAATCTAACTACTGTAATATCTTGAAGAGCCGATGCCTTTGATTGTGTAGTCAATTGACTCCAAAATGCATATCCTTGAGGAAATTTCACTATGGGATTTACTTGCCTCAAATATAATTGATCTCTTTCAATTTGTTTTGTAGAATATCTTATATCTTTAACATTGTTTAGTTTGCCTCTATTAAGTCCGGCGGCAGCAAACCATATATCACTTAAGTTATCATTTCTTGGTAATATATACGATGAATGATATAAAGGAGAAAACCAAATATCTTTGCCAGTCCATATATCATAGACTTTATTATAACCTTCGAATAATGCGGAGAAATAAGTGTTGTAAACATAGTCATTCTCTCTGGATGTTATAGTGGCATTATAATTTGCATTATCTCCATTATCTAATATTGCAAGACTATCACCACGTCCTTGAGCTAATGTCATAATACTATCTTTAACATTTTTAGGATAACCGGCATCAAATATTAAATTAAAATAAACCTTATCGACATCCAAAACATCTAAACTGATCTGACCACTATATCCTTGGGATAGAACTTGAGTTGCGACTGATGTATTTAAACTTCCAGTACTTAACAATGATCCATCTGATCCTTTTTTCAGTGGTCTCTGTGAAAATAAATCTTCTATATGTTTATTTGTTCTCTTAATAACATAGGTCATATAAATATCTTCATAATTAAATGTATCGGTATCTCCAAGCCATCCTATTGAATTTAATGATATATTTTTATTATTATATACTTTAATAACAGTTTCCGAAATAGTCGAACCTAAATAACCCCAAATTTGATCTCCTTTATTGTCATTTACAATTACGACATATTCAGCAAAACCAGAATCTGTTGACCAATCAGTGAAATCTTGAAGTGTGTCCGTTATCGTATAAGATAAAATAATTATAACTGGTATACGTGAATGAACAATTGTTCTAATATCAACGATTTCTGAAGTTGGAATTATTTCTTGCCCACTAACAATTTCTTGTGAAGGAACAATTGTACTGGTACGAATTATAATAGGAGTTGAAATAATTTCTTGACCATAAACAGTTTTAGTACAAGAAATTATATAAGAACCAGCCCATATTTCTGTTGTATCAACTCTTGCGCCACTGTCACCGCCGAATGATAACGCATCACTAATATTCCCATCTCCACCTAATGTTCTTCTCGCTTCATTTAGTACAGTTGTTGTAGACCATGAAGATCCATTCCATACTTCGGTTGTGTCAAGATAACTTCCACCAAGTAGATATCCACCGTACGCCAACGCATCAGATGTATTTCCACAACCAGCTAATTTATCTTTACGTTCACTTAATCCAGTTTGTGTAGACCATGATGACCCATTCCACACCTCGGTGGTTTCAGTTATTCCAGCGGATGTACTTCTACAAAAACACAATCCGGAAGATGTTGTTCCACATCCTGCTGGGGCTATTTTCTTTTGATTCAAATCAGTCGTAGTAACCCATGAAGAACCATTCCATATTTCTGAGTTGTCAGTAGGAACTCCAGATTGGACTCCTCCTGTGGTTATAGCGTCGCCCGTATTACCAAATGACGCACTAAGCATTACCGTATATACTCTTGTTGATGTTGTTGCCCAAGATGAGCCATTCCATTTTTCTGTTTTATCAGAATAAGTTCCATTTGTAACGCCGCCAATAGATAGTGCGCCAGATGTCACTCCACAACCCGAAAGACTATATGTTGGTGTATTTAAATCTCCAGTTGTCGCCCATGAAGTTCCATTCCATATTTCCGTTCCATCTTCATATGCGCCTCCGGCATCTTTCCCACCAAAACATAAAGAATCAAGTGTTGTCCCACACCCTGCCAATAAATCTCTAACACTATTTAATGATGTTGTGACAGCCCATGTGGCAGGAACTGTTCCGCCAGTTGTTATTTCTTGTGTGACTAATATTTCATAACCATGAACAATTTCAGGTGTTGTCACAATTCTTTCGTATGGTACATCATTCCATATTTCTGTGGTAGAAATATTTGAAGCACCTCCGAATCCAGTATTACCACCAAAGCATAGGGCATTAGAAGTGTTTCCGCATCCTGCAAGGGCATATTTAACTTCAGTTAGAGAACTGGTAGTTGCCCATGAAGTTCCATTCCATATTTCGGTGGTATCAACATTTGCACCTGTATATCCACCAAAACATAATGCGTCAGAAGTATTTCCACCTCCCGCTAAATTATCTTTAGTCTCATTTAAATTACCGGTGGTTGCCCACGAAGAACCATTCCATATTTCTGTCGTATCAACTCTTGCACCACTATCTCCACCAAAACATAAGGCATCTGATATATTTCCACATCCAGAAAAATATCCTTTTATTTGTGTTAATATACCAGTGGTTGCCCATGAAGTTCCGTTCCATATTTCTGTCGTATTGACATATGCGTCGGTATTACCACCAAAACATAGGGCATCTGACGTGATTCCACAGCCAGCGACACCAAGTTTAGACTGATTTAAAACTGAAGTTGTTGCCCACGAGGAACCAGACCATATTTCTGTTGTATCAGTATCTCCACCAGAAGTCTCTCCACCAAAACATAATGCGTCTGATGTTGTTCCGCATCCGGCAGAAGAGTATTTGGCCTCAGTTAATGAACCAGTTGTGGCCCATGAAGTTCCATTCCATATTTCTGTAGTAGAAACATAGTCAGAACCAATTCCACTAAAACATAAGGCATCAGAAGTGTTTCCACAACCCGCTAGATATTTTTTAGTCTCAGTTAATGATCCTGTTGTTGTCCACGCACTTGCACCCGGAATTGTTTCCGTGAGAACTGTTTGATAATCAAAGATATACGGAGTATGAACAATTTCAGGTGTTGTTATAATTCTTTCGAATGATGAGGCACTCCATTTTTCAGTATTTGCTCTGTCACCAGGGGCAGCCGATCCGCCAAAAGATAGGGCGTCGGTGTAATTACCACATCCACCTAAATTAATTAAAGCCAAATTTAAATTAGATGTTGTTGACCATGAAGAACCATTCCATATTTCTGTTTTATTGGTTTTCGCACCTGTATTTCCACCGAAACACAAGGCATCGGATGTGACTCCACATCCAGCTAAATCAATAGTACCCTGATTTAAAACAGATGTAGTGGCCCATGAAGAACCATTCCATTTTTGTGTTTTATCACCAACAACGCCAGTATTTCCACCAATACATAAGGCAGCAGAAGTTGTGCCAGCTCCAGCCATGGAATAAACAGCCACATTTAGTGCGCCAGTTGTGGCCCATGAGGAACCAGACCATATTTCTGTAATATCCAAAGGATTGTTGCCACTGTTTTGTCCACCAAAACATAAGGCATCAGAAGTATCACCACATCCAGCCACATTTGTCTTAATAGCACTCAGTGCGCTAGTGGTGGCCCACGAGGAACCATCCCATTTTTCTGTTGTACCGAAAAATGATCCGGCTGATTTACCTGCAAAACTAAGAGCACCAGACGTCGTTCCCGCACTACCCAATTCACGTCTTACGTCAGTCAGTGCAGAAGTCGTAACCCACAAACCCGTAAAAATTGTTTCTGTAAGGACTGTTTGATAATCAACAATATATGGACACTGAGTAATTTCTGGTGTTGTTACAATTCTTTCATACGCCGCACCATTCCATATTTCGGTCGTATCAACTTTTGCACCACTGTCTCCACCGAAACATAAGGCACCTGAAACGTTTCCACATCCAGATAAATTATTCTTAACCTGATTTAAGTGAGAATTCGTTGCCCATGAAGAACCATCCCATATTTCATTTGTATTGACACGAGCACCACTACTTCCACCAAAAGATAATGCGTCAGAAGTATCACCGCAACCCGCAAGACCACTTCTACCCTCAGTTAATGCAGAAGTTGTTGTCCATGTTGATCCGTCCCAAATTTCAGTTGTCGTTACTATTGCGCCACTACTTCCACCAAAACTCAATGCGTCAGAAGTATCACCGCAACCTGCATGACTACTTTTTATCTCATTTAATACCGTTGTCGTTGCCCATGAGGAACCATTCCATATTTCTGTATTATCAACTCTTACCCAGTTTGTACTATATCCACCAAAACATAAGGCATCGGAAGTTGTTCCACATGCGGCCACCGAGGAACGACCAAGGTTTAATACAGTTGTTGTCGCCCATGATGAACCATCGTATTTTTCAGTTGTCGGTCTAAAATTAGGCCACGCAACTCCACCTATAATTAGTGCGTCCGATGTAATTCCACATGCGCCCATAAATGCCTTTCCTTCAGATACCGTTCCCCCGGTATTTGCCCATGTTGTTCCATCCCACACTTCTGTTCTTGTCACATAACCACCACTGTCTCCAGAAATACATAAGGCATCAGTTACTGTTCCACAACCACCCACACCATATATAGGTTCGACTAAAGTTGCTGATGTCGTACTCCATCCACCAACTGTTTCCGTGAGAACTGTTTGATAATCTAAAATATACGGACACGGATCAATTTCAGATGTTGTTTCAACATCATGACTAATATATGAATATGGTTCTATATCAAATCCATGAACGATTTCATATTGTATTTTCTGAAATTTCCATATTTCTGTGGTGTCAAAAATTGGAGTATCTTTTCCACCAATGGATAAAGCGTCTGAAGTGATTCCGCATCCAGTTAAACTTCGTCTGGTCACATTTAAGTCAGTTGTGGTTGTCCAAGATGATCCAGCCCATATTTCTGTCGTATCGACTGCCCCAGAAACTATTCCACCAAAACATAAGGCATCAGAAGTATTTCCACATCCACCAATATTTACTTTGGCTTCATTTAATGATGATGTTGTTGCCCAAGATGGTCCAGACCATATTTCTGTTGTGTCAATATTGTCTCCAGTATATCCACCAAAACATAAGGCATCAGAAGTATTTCCACATCCGGCAGGAGCGTATTTGGCCTCGGTTAATGAACCAGTCGTTGCCCACGATGAACCATTCCAAATTTCTGTGGTAGAAACAATCGCACCAGTATATCCACTAAAACATAAGGCATCAGAAGTATTTCCACAACCAAAAAGGATATATTTAGCCTCAGTCAAATCACCAGTTGTCGCCCATGAAGTTCCATTCCATATTTCAGTCGTATCAACTTTTGCACCACTATTTCCACCAAAACATAAGGCATCAGAAGTATCTCCACATCCTGCCAAACTATGTTTAACTTCACTTAATACACCAGTGGTGGCCCATGAAGTTCCGTTCCAAATTTCAGTTATATTTGTTTTAGTCGGACCAGAAGTCTCTCCACCAAAAACCAAGGAATCAGAAGTATTTCCACATCCCGCCAAATTATATGTGGCCTCAACCAATGGTGATGTTGTTGTCCAAACACCAATAACAGCAGTGGAATCAGAATATCCCCATTTTTCTGTGGTATTAATGACAGCGCCAGTATTTCCACCAAAACATAAAGAATCTGACGTATTTCCACATCCGGAATGGTCATATTTACCTTCAGTCAAAGAACTGGTAGTTGTCCATGATGATCCATTCCATAGCTCTGTTACATTCGAATAACCATCAATATTTCCACCAAAAGCCAACGCATCAGATGTATTTCCTGATGTGAATAAACGATATTTTGATTCATTTAATACAGTTGTGGTTGCCCATGATGATCCATTCCATATCTCTGTTTTATTAGTTCGATCATTAGTAAGACTTCCTGTATTACCTCCACTACACAAAGCGTCAGATGTATTTCCACATCCACCTGGATCCCACACACCAACAGTTAATGAAGTAGTTGTCGCCCAAGATGATCCAGACCATATTTCTGTTGTGTCAACAACAGCAAATCCTCCACCAAAACATAACGCATCAGATGTAATTCCACAACCACTTACAGAAGATTTAATCTCACTTAACGCACCAGTTGTCGCCCATGATGATCCATTCCATATCTCGGTGGTATCATCATATGCATCACTATATCCACCAAAACATAAGGCATCTGATGTGATCCCAACTCCAAAAAGTGCTTTTTTTGATTGTGTCAGCGCACCAGTTGTTGCCCAAGATGATCCAGACCATATTTCTGTTGTATCAACATTTGCACCAGTATCTCCACCAAAACATAAGGCATCAGAAGTTGTTCCACATCCACCCACAGCTTGTTTCGCTTCAGTCAATGATCCAGTTGTCGTCCAAGTATAAACTGGATCAATATATGATTCAACAATAGAAGTCGTATCAATAAGAGCGGTGGTATCTATAACTGTAGTTGTATCAACCAACGCTGTCGTATCAACAATGCACGTGGCATCAATAATAGAAGTCGCATCAACTAACGATGTTGTGTCAACAATACATGTGGCATCAACAATCGTGGTAGTGTCAATAAGTGATGTTGTGTCGATAATTGTTGTGGCATCCAAAATAGACGTGGCGTCAACAAGTGATGTTGTGTCGATAATAGAAGTCGTATCAACAATCGCAGTTGTATCGACAATACAAGTCGTATCAATGATAGAAGTCGCATCAACTAACGATGTGGTGTCGATAATAGAAGTCGTATCAACAATCGCAGTTGTATCTATAATAGAAGTTGTGTCAATAATAGAAGTCGTATCAACAATTGTTGTGGAATCAATGATAGACGTTGAATCAGTTGTTGAAGTTGAATCAACAGAACCAACTGAAACATCACCTTTATTCTTATCAAATATACGTTCTAATAAATCAAAACCATTTTTTCCAACCATGGCTCTTAATATATTTGAATATGTTTCTAAAATATATTCAACAAAAATAGATTCACCAGATAAATTTTTGGCGTTTGCGTCAAATGATATTTTATATGATTCAATAACAACATCTTGTCCATCTGATTGTCTCTCATAAATATTCAAGACATATACACCACTTTTTAGATCTGGATCTACACACAATTCGATTCCATATTTATTATAGAATGCTCCTCTTCCCAACGCATAAAAAATAACAAGAGGGCTTCTTACCCCAACCGATTGTAAGGCTGTTGTTATGTCTGTAGTATTATTTATATCCGGTACATATGTGATTTCAATATCTGTTGATGAATCATAATTAAGACCATCAATTCTTAAATTTGAATAAGCTGCGTCGTCTGGTAGGCACCTCATGAAATATAGTGAACCTGATTCGCCTAAATAATTATAAGCCTCATATAAACCTTGACCATAACTTTGTCCATATGTGAGTATATTAGGTTTTCCAAATTCTGTAATTAATTCATCACGAGAACCTAAAAAGACTATTTCATTGTCTCTACCCCTTTCGGACAATACACATATAAAACCAATCGTACCGGGAACAGCTCTAACAAATGTTGACAGATCAATAATTTTGGTATAAACACCGGCTGATATATTTGCCACTATCTGCTCCTTATTTAATAAAAAAGTTTAATTCAATTTTTTCAGTTATTTTAATTGGTTCTAAAATAATATTTAAATGAAATGTTTTTCTCTTGATTTCAATTTCTGTGGCCCCAACATCAACACTGTACCCAAACAAACCACGTTTCTTTTTAACTTGTTCCAAAAATAAAGTAACATTAGTTTTAACTGAACTCCAGGTTAATTGATTATTTTGGTCAAATACGAAATTATTAGCAAATTGTTTAATTGCCGTTGAAATATAAAGAACCATCCTTGTGACATTTAAGTCTTGAAACACAGATGCTTTAGATTGAGTCGTCAACTGACTCCACAAAACATATGAACTATTTTGATGGATTATTGGGTTAATCTGATCTAAATATAATATATCTCTTTGATTTCTGTTTGGGGTGTATCTTAATTCCTCAATATCACGACATACACCTCGGTTATTTCCCGCTGCTGAAAACCATAATTCTCCAACATGGTCATTTCTCGGAAGAATATAAGCCATATGATAACAAGGAGAAAACCACACATGCCTTCCAGTCCATATATCAAATATTTTACTGTATGGTGAAAACAATGATGCGTAATATGTATTATATGGATAATTATTATTTCTGGATGTTATCGTTGAATTAATATCTGTATTATCACCAACGTCAATAATTGCAATACTATCTTCCCTACTCTGTGATAAACCAACAATTTGATCTTTAACGTCTTTAGGATAGCCAGCGTCGTATATTAGATTAAAATATTTATCATCAGTATTAAGAACATCTTCATCAATTTGACCCGCATACCCTTGTGATAATAATTGAATAGCAATTGTTGTATTTAAACTTCCAGAACTTATTAGTGAACCATCTGATCCTTTTTTTAGTGGTTTAATTGAGAATAAACCAGGGATACCAAGACCATCAACATCATATGATCTCTTTATAATATATGTCAAATTTAAATCATTATAATCAAATACATTAACATCTCCATTCCAACCTCTTTCACTTGTATCTAAATCTCTATCTTTCCAAACATTAACAATGTGATTTTCAGAATCAGTCGAATCACCTAACCATGCCCATATAATATTACTATTTGAATCACTTACGATAATTACATATGATGAATCACCAATTTCTGGATCTGTTTCATATGGACTAAAATCTTGAACTGTATCAGTTAGTTGATAAACATCAGTGATAACTGGAATTAATTCGTGTGATATATGTGTTTCTGTTGCGTAAGTCGTGTACCATATTTCAGTTTTGTCTGTTCTATAAGTGTGATCTCCTGGATTCGTATTACCACCCATTGATAAAGCATCTGTGACCGTACCGCAAGATGCCATTCGATATACACCATTATTTTGGGCACTTGTTGTTGCCCATGAGGAACCATCCCATTTTTCTGTTCCTGTGTCCATATTACCATCTGAGTTAAGACCACCAAAAGCTATACCGGCATTCCATGTTGATCCGGCTCCATTCATATATTTTCTTTCGGCATTTAGTGGAGAAGTTGTTGACCATACAAATACTTCAACAATACTTGGAGTAATTATTTCGGTTGAATTTCCATCTTGTGCTCCACCAAAAACCATTGCACTATTATAGGCATCTCCTGCTCCACCATGACGATTTCTACCAGCATTCATACTTTGTTCGGATGACCATACGACACCATTCCATCTATATGTCGCACTAAGAAGAGTTGGTCCAGATCTATTTCCTCCATTTGAATTAAGATTGGTAGAAGAAGAATTCATAGAACAATTATGATTATTGATACCTACTGGTAAAACTGTTGTTGTGGCCCAACTTGAACCATTAAATACTTCACATATATTACTGTATTGACCGGATCCGGCTGTTCCACCACCAAATTGAATGGCATCAGATGTCGTCCCACATGTTCTAAGATATATTTTTTTAGTTAATATATCTGGAGTTGTCGCCCATGATGATCCATTAAATTTATAAACGTCAACTAAACCACTATTATTATAATTACCTCCGTATTGATAATATCCACCACCAATTCCAAGTGCATCAGATGTCGTTCCACATGATCCCATCGCATATCCCCAAGTTGGAAAATTACCTTGGGCTGACCATGTGGCTCCGTCGAATATTTCCGTGATAATAGAATATGCACCTGCCGTTTTACCACCGGCAAATCTTAAACCAGCAGATGTCGTTCCACATGTTCCCATCTTACCGACACCTTCAGATATTATCGTGGTAGTCGCCCATGAAGATCCATTCCACAAACTAACATTTTGAACATAACCACCTCCTATACACAGTGCGTCACTTGTTGTTCCTAAACCTCCCATATCACTTTTACTGTAATTCAAATCTGAAGTTGTTGACCATGTATTCAATAATGGGTAAGTTGAATAATATTTTTCTGTTGTTGGCACAGCCGTATAACCCAGATCCGTGTAACCACCGGCACAAATACAACTTGTTGTGTCTCCAAACATTGCTGGAAAACAGTGGTAACTATTCATTCTACTTGTTGTTGACCATGATGAACCATCCCAAAGTTCTGTATTTTTATCAAGATAACTTGTACAGGCACCACCAACCATTATGGCATCATTGATACTTCCAACAAGTCTCGGTCCAAGTTGTCTTTGTCTATTTGCGTCTGTCGTAGTTGCCCACGTAGAACCATTCCATATATCAACATCAACATAATCATCACCATAAGGATAACCACCGGCAATCAAACCACCATTTGTTGGATCACCACATCCATCGTGATCTTCTCTTCTTCTTATCATCACTGTTGTTGTTGCCCATGTAGATCCATTCCATTTTTCAACACGAGTTGTTGGTACAGCGCTAATACCAGCCACACGACCACCACAGTTAAAAGCCCCACTCGTATTTCCAAAACCCCCTGGGCCTCCCATAACGCTATTTAAATTTGAAGTAGTTGCCCAGAATTGACCTGATTCAACAACAACATGGGTTACAGTTGTCTGATCAATATAACTTGTTTGTCCTGACGACACAATTGATATATCACCATCATAATTATATTCACTTGTTTCTCCGGTAGGTCCACCAGTTCTTGTAACAGCCGCTCCACCCAGACCAGACAAACGAGTGTCATAATAAACTTTTTCTAACAAGGAAAATCCATCTGGACTAACTTTAGATCTTAGAACTGTTGAATAAGTTTCAAGAACATATTCAACAAAAATAGATTCACCAGGATTTAGACTAACTGCGCTTTCATCAAATGATATTGTATATGATTCAATCATTACATAATCACCATTCGATTGGGTTTCATATATATCTAAATGGTAAACACCCTCACCTGGGCGTTTTACATCTTCTGTAATTTCAATACCTAAATTATTATAATAACTTCCTCTTCCAATTGGGTAAAAGATAACAAGAGGTGTGTTATTTCCCCATGTTTGCATCGCTGTTGTGATATCAGCAGAATTATTTAGATCGGAGACATAATCAATAAAATAAACACTTGTCGTATCTGAATTTCCATATATTCTAAGATTAGAATATGTCGCATCATCCGGAAGACATCTCATAAAATATAATGCACCAGACTCTCCTAAATAATTATATGCAACGTAAGATCCTTGACCAAATTGATTTCCATATAACGAAATATTTGGTTTTCCAAATTCATCAACAAATTCTTTTTGGCCACCTAAGAATTTAATCTTATTATCTTCACCCTTCTCAGTTAATGCACATATAAATCCAATTGTACCTGGCACAGCCTGAACAAATGTGGATAAATCCACAATCTTAGTGTAGACTCCTGCGGATATGTTAGCCACTGTTATTCCTCCTATAATATAATATATGGAAGTTGGAATATTATAATATCCCAACTTCCATAAACTAATTAAGAATGTTATTTAATGTAGAAATTCAATTCGATCTTTTCAGCGGCTCTCACTGGTTCTAATTCAATGTCTATATGGAAAGTTTTTGTTTTTAATTCATAATCTGTAGCTCCAACGGTAACAGTGTATGATGATAAACCTCTTTTCTTCTTAACTGTCTCTAAAAATTCAGTTACATTTGACGCAACCTGACCCCAAGTTATGGCATCATTTTGTTCAAATATGAAGTTTACAGCATATTGTTCCAAAGCTCTCTTCACATAAAGAACTAACCTCGCAATATTCAAATCTTGAAGAGCCGAAGCTTTAGATTGAGTTGTTAACTGACTCCAAACAACATAACCGGCTGTGAATTTGACAATTGGATTAAGTTGATTCAGATACATCTGATCTCTCTGACCCAATCTTGGATTAAATCTTAATTCTTTAATTGTGTTGATTGCCGCTCTATTAAAACCGGCGGCAGCAAACCATAATTCAGATACCGCATCATTTCTTGGTAGAATATAAGACATATGATATATCGGTGAAAACCAAACATCTTTACCAGTGAAGATATCGTAAACTTTATTATATTCTTCATAGATAGCGGCATAATAAGTGTTAAATGTGTGTGTTTCTTGTCTTGAAGCAATAGCTATAGTGTACGTTGAACTATCACCATTATCTAAAATACCGATACAATCTTCTCTTGTTTGACACAGTGTTACAATTTGTGTTTTGACATTTGTGGGATATCCACAATCAAATACCAATGTGAAATACATATTATCGGTATCAAGAACGTTCGCATCGATTGTTCCCGCGTAACCATTTGCCAAAACAGATGTTGCCTGTGCTGTTACCAAATCTCCAGATTCATCTTTAAGTGCTCCATCTGAACCTTTCTTTAAAGGTTTTGGTGTTGAAGATGTAAACGCACTTGAAACATCAGTATTGGTTCTCTTCACTTCATAAGTGATTGTTGAGTTAACATCAAATGTGGAAGTTTCACCTGACCATTGTTGTGTAACCACAACAGCCGTCGCATCAAGATTTCTATTATCATAAACTGCAATTGTATCTTCATCATCACCAGAAGCGGCTCCCATAAAACCATATACGGTATGACCTTTACCATCTTTGGCGATAATCATATATGTTGCACAACCAGAAGTTGTTTCCCAATCACCAAAATCCTGTTTGTCGTCAGACAAAGTTGATGAACCGGCTGTTAAATCAACTGAAACCGTACCAATATCTTTATCAAATACTTTTGCGACAATATTATATCCTTCAGTGCCAACTTTTGCTCTTAATACAGATGAATAAGTCTCAAGAATATCTTCAATGTATATCGATGCTCCTGCGCTATCGACTGCGATAGGATCGAAAGAAATTTCAAATGATTCAATAATAACATCATCTCCATCTGATTGTCTTTCATATACATCCATTACGTAAACACCGCTTAACAGTGGATTAGTATGAACTGTAAAACGAACACCTAAACCATTGTAATATTCACCACGACCAATTGGATATAACATACAAAGTCGATACAAATCTCCAGTCTGAGTTCCCATATTTGTATCAATCTCAGCCGTAGTATTAAGATCATCAACATATGAGATTGAAACAGTTGAAGTTGAGTCACACTCTCCTTGTGTTACATCAATTCTTAAATTTGAAAATGCGGCATCATCAGTTAAACATCTCATAAAATATAATGCGCCAGATTCCCCTAAATAATTATAAGCCTCATATAAACCTTGACCATAATTTGCGCCATAAGTATTTATATTAGGTTCTCCAAATTCACTGATAAGTTCACTTCTAGATCCAATGAATAATACCTCGTTATCTCTACCTTTTTCTGTTAATGCGCATATAAATCCAATTGTTCCAGGGACAGCAGAGACGTAAGTAGATAAATCAATTATCTTAGAATATACACCTGCGGAAATATTCGTAGCCATAATTAGCTCCTTTTTAAAAGGTTAAACTTTTCTATAATATTTTTAATTTTTTCTAATTTATTTTAATATCCTTACAGTGTTGTTTACTCTATTTTATCTGTTTCCAGTTTCTTCAATTATTTTTAACTCTTCATTTTTCATTATAACTTCTTGTTTTTAAAGCTATACATAGATATACCAAATAAATGTAAGTATTCTTGCACTTGTTTTTACGATTGATGGGAATGTAGTTCTGGCATAACATGTAAATGGTCCAGTTTCTCCACCTGAACGGCTTGAGGCTGTGAATAATCCCGCCTCACTTATATTGTATCCATTTCCATTACCAGTTCCAACAGTAATTGTAACTTTTACGATTAAATATTTATTACTATTATTTACGTCTTGTTCAAATTCAATACCATCAATTGGCTGTTTATAATAACCTGGTACCGGTAGTGCCCTGTAATCTGCGTTAGTACTGTCATTGATACTAATCATAATATCATTACCTAATCCAGTGTCAGTATTTGTTGGTGCTGTTGGTGTTAATGGATCTCCCTCTGGGGCACCACCATCACCTAAACCTACCCAATAAATAAAATCATCAGGACCAGATGTAGTATCGGTATTATTAACATTAAATAACCTTTGAGCCAACCACTCGCGTCCAATATAAAGAACTAAATTCGGTCTTCCAATCAATTTCTTTTGACCATCAGGAAATATTTCATAAATCTCAACAAAGCCTTTTGGACCACGATTTTCATGACAGTTTATATTTATACCATCTTGTAGGCAAAAATCTCCATACTTATCGTGTACTTCAATTTGAATGTTGTTCAATTGTTTATCTTTATCCATTTATAAATTATCTCCTATACATAATTGCGCGCAAAAAATGCCTCTTGTTCATATTGGCATTCTCTGTGTGTCTTGCACTTTTCTTCTATTTTTTCTTCATCTTCTGTTTCATCTTGTTCTTTTCTATAACGCATCTGACACTTCTCTAAAATTTTATCGAGAATTTTTTGTTTCATTTGTCTAAATCTCCTATCTGTTTTTGTAAATCTAATAAAATTCTTGTATTTTCTTGTGTATTTTTATCAATCTTTTCATTTAAATTTTCAAAACTTTTTTGAATCGTACCTTCTAAAGAATCTAAGTCTCTTTGTATTGTTGAACGATTCATGATGTCTTCAATTTTATGTTCTTGAAAAGTAAATTCTGTTTGTTTGGCTGAGAATGCTTGTTTTGTCATCCATGTTGCCCAACCAATTGTTGCAATAAACAATGGTATCATAATACCTATAATAATTTTTTTGAATACATTGTCAGACATTTCTTGTAACATTCTCCTTCAATCAAATATTTAATAAAAATAAATAAGATTCTAATAGTGATTTATGTTTCATTTTACGTCTTATCATTTCGGCTACCAAAAGTTCATGGATATCTTTTAAGAAAATTAAAAATTTAGGATTCATTTTTCTTTTCTTAGATCCACCCCATAGTTGGTGAGTTCTTGAATGAAGGCGAAGTAATTCTTTATCTGAAATTTTTTTAATTGATGTTTTATCTAAATCGTATAATCTCATTTTATTTTCCGAAGTCCAAATTTTCTTTTCTTTTTCCTTCTATCCACTTCACTAAAGCCTCTCTTTTATTTTTCCATTTTGAGGCAATATCTGGGTTTTTATGCATATTGTAAATATAAAGTGTGTTCAATTGTTTAGATAATGTATCCCAAGGTTTTTGATCAGATGTTATCTGATTCTTAAATTTTTCCAATGGCTCATCTATTCCTAATCCGAGTTCACCTGGTTCCATTGGAATTCTAACTTTTTCTTTGGCTTCTGAAAGAATATCTTTATCGGTATGATTTTCCAGTAATATTTGTGACTCATCTTGTTTCTGATATTGATCTTTTAGAAAATTTAAAATATCATTTTTATTCATTTAGAACTCTATCTTGTATTGCTGTATATATTAATTCTAATCGGATTGTTCCAGTCGGAATAGAATCGTGATTATTAATAAACATATATAATTTATTAGTTAAAATGTCATCTCTATTTCTGATAATAAAATCCTCAAGTGACTGGTCGCTTCCTAACTTATTGTTTCCAGTATATTTAACCACCTCGTTAATCGTGTCAAGTAACGTGATATCATTTTTATTAAGAATATTAAAATCAAAATTTGTTGAATTACATGATATTGAAATTCCTACAAGATTTATAGCGTAAGCCTCACCACTAACCGTGGTATTTGGCGTATTTCTGTAACTCCATCGTTCTAATGTTTTACTTGGTAATACAAATTCGATTAACTCCGAGCTGGTTGTGTCGGCCCCAATTCCTTCAGCAGAGTACTCAACTATCATGTACGGAACAACAGAGTCAGTGCGTACAGCGTTAACGGTAGTGCTTGCTATGGCCATTTATAAACCTCCTAAATAATTATTTTTGATATTATCTTTTATTATTTTGTTCCCACTATGGATTAATTCTTCTTGATTTTGAATTTTTCTATTCATACCTAAATGTTATATATTCTAATCCATCAATATTATTTAAATCACTTATTCCATTATTAATAATTAATGTTTCATCATCAATATAATATTTCAAATCGTTTGAAGACATTATTTCAAAAAAAGAAAATAATTCCGATAAATTAATTTGGGTATTGATTGGAATCTCAATACCCAAGTCTTCAATCATCTTTGGTTGATCTGTACTATTTTTAACAATAACGACCATTCTTTATGATCTCCAAGCAATCTCCACAACAATTATTGGAGAATTACATCTATTATTACTTGAAAAATATCCTTGTAAACCATCACCGGTATTAATATCGATGTTGGTTGTTATATCTTGTTTTTTAGATTCTGAATTTAGAGATAATGATACAATTGGCGTTGTGCCATCATCTTTTCGAATTTCAAATGTTCCAGTATTAGATGCATCAAACATTCCTGACAGTGAAACAATTACAGCATTTTTGCAAATTGGAACACCGGATAAATTAGAAGGAACAATACCATTAAAAATATTCAAATATTGATTTCGTGTTCTACCTCTCCTTCCAAATACAATAAACATTCTTGTTGTACTTATCCATTTAGACCGTGTACCATCATAGACAAAAAGAGTTCCATCTTTGACAGCCAGTTGTCCAGAAGATAAACCTGTTGATGGAAGGCTTGATTTTTCAGTTAATTCCAACGGTGCATTTGTAGCTTCTCCAATATCAATTACAACAGCACCAGATGTTGCGTCAATTATTCTACCAGCGCCATCTCCACCCTCATTATAGGCTTCATCAAGTGTATTTTTATTTATTAACTGATTATCAATATATATTTTATCATAATAATTACCTTCTAAATATTGTTTATTAATAAGTATTAGATATTTAACACCTTCTGCCGATGATAAATCATCGGATCCATCATTAACTGTTAAATCACCACTTCCAACCAGTGTTCTAAGATCATCTGATCCACTAATTTCATCATAAGTAAATTGTTCACCCAAATTAATCTCGGCTGTTGAATCTGGAACTGGTAAACCAAGATCATTTATAATTTGATCAGATCCACTATAATTTTTAATAATCACAATCCATTGAGCCATATTTTTGAAACCTCCTATCTATCTCCAAGCATGTTCAATTTTAACAGTAGGATTATTTATCCCACCTTCATTAACTTCCATTAAAACTTTGATTGAAGTATTTAGATCAATATCAATATTTAAATTATCAATTATTTTTTTTGGTTCATCATTCAATTTAATTATATAAACAATATTATCATCATTTATTATTTTAAATGTACCATTTGAAATATTTCTTGTATGGACTGATATTAGTGTTATTGTCATATTTCTATTAACATCATATCCCTGTAGATTAGACCATACATTATTATACATCATCCACTGATTATATTTTAAATGATTATGATTAATAATAAACTCAAATGAATTTCTGTAAATGCTCAACCATTTAGACCTAATACTATCAAATGTCACAAATATTCCGTTTTCATTTTGAATAAGATTTCTATATATTCCAGATTGAGGAATTATGTCAATCAGCATTAAGTATTCTCCTATTTATGTAATTCGTTATGTAATAAATATTCACTTTGAATAATAATGATTTTACCTTCAATTTTAAAATTTTTATTATACCCTTTTTAATTTGTTCCCAGTTAAATTATATCTGATAGAACTATATATATTAATATGTGGTACTAAATCAATTCAATTATTTGAATAAATATCAAATAATCATTTTTATTTCAAATTTAAGGAGGATTTAATAATGTGTTTGAGAAATGAGAAAAAATTGTGTGGTCATAATAGAGAAATAACAGCATACAAAATATTGGGAAGAGTTTCAGTTTATTCATTTGAAGATTATCGTGGTTATAAATTCGTGACTCATTGCAAATTAAGTAAATCGTTATTTGAACCGATCAATGTATTTGGTAAAGAAAAATATGAATTGAAAAAATTATATGAAATAGAATCACCAAGTAATGGTTTCCATGCTTTTCTAAATCTTAACGATGCCAAATCTTATTATTACAACGATTATCCTTTTGTGGATGAAGGTGTAATTGTAGAGATAAAAATGAGTCATTTAATGACAAAAGGTTATTATTTTAATTTTAAATCTGTAACTGGAAGATACATGACAATAGAAAAAATAGTTGTTTCTGGTGGAACATTTATTGATCTTTGTAAAAGATATTTTTTCAGATTAATATTTAATAAATAATAGTGAAATATTAATTGGAGGAAAAATGAAAAACATTTCAGTTTTATTATGTTTTACGGTTGTCTGTCTCGTATATAATTTATTACATAATTGCCTAAAAAATGGAGAAAGAACTTACACTGGTGTGGTTGTGGTTATATTTATATTTGTGATTGTTTCATTTTTCTTGTTAATTGGATTATTGTATGGAGGATAAATGACTAGATATTTCTTCACAGCGGATTGGCATAATAACCATACCTTTGAAGAATTGAATGAAATTATGAAATCAAAAAAACAGCATCATATTATTGAAAAATAAAGGAGAATAGATAATGTATGTGATAGGAAGAAGTGTAATAGAATTAAATAAAAAAACATTAGAATTTATAGTTCAAATTGATGAATCTACTGGAGAGGTTTTAGCAATGCCATACATTGGTGAGGCTATTAAATTTGAAACAGAAGAAGAAATAACGAAAATACTAAAAAGACTTCCTAAAGATTTTGAAGTATTTTATTTAACAGATAAAGATAACGATGAGAATAAACAATGGATAAATTAATTATTTCGAATAATAAAATATTTTTTAAATTCTGGAGTATGGATAAGAAAAAACATATGATTGTAGAAATCACACCAGCCGGTCTGTTGGATCACCTATGGGATGATGTTCAAGTTAATAAAATTACATTGAGAAGAATCTTTGAAATTATGAGGCCGAATATAAGACTTTGGGGATTAATCTTGAATGAAAACATTGAACCACTCTTCAGTGAGATGTTTGACAAAAAATGCAAATGTAAAAATAAAGAGAACTTAAAATACTTAGAAGTGTATCGGGAAGTTGAATATGAACATGGTGAATGTATGGAGTTTCATTCATTTCATGCATATGGACAAGATACACATGAAACTGGAGCATATTACTCAGTGGGATTATCTCCGATTAATTCAATAGGTGAGATAGAAATAAAAATAGATACCGAATTTAAAATTTGTGAAGCCCCCTCTGGAACCGACTCTAAATATAAATGGAAATTTGGAAGTAAGAATTTCACACTATTAGAATTTTTAAAGGCGATATTCTGGGAATTGTGTTTTTACGGAAATCCAGAAGAAAGAGACAAATTCTATAACAATATAATAGAAGAATGTAATAAAATTAAAGAGGAAGAATTAATAAATAAAATATAAATTAATGGAGGAAAAGATTCAATGAGTAAAGTACACATTGCAATTCCTGATGATGTTGTTGATGAATTGTATGAATTTATTTTCGGAAACAAAACATTAGAAGACATTGAAAAGGGATATAAAGTAACTGAAACCGCATTAACAGTCATTAATTTTCTTATAAAAGAAATGAAGAATGGAAAGAGAATAATGTCAGTTGGTGAAGATGGCACGACAACACTATTAAATATTAAAGAAGAATGTAATAAAATTAAAGAGGAAGAATTAATGGAGAATAACAAAATGGAAAGTATATTTGCTGGAGATTTTGGTTGTGGTGGAGACGTTTTTGATGGTTTCAATGTAGAAAATACTAAAGATATTAATTTATTATTTTCATATGATGAATGGTTAGACAGTATTGCCTATGTTTTATTTGAAAGGAATGGAAAATATTATGAAGTCAAACACAGATATTCTGATGGTAACTCTTTATCATCATCCATGGATTTTAAAACATGGGAGCCAAAAGAAGTTAATATCCAAGAATTATACTATAATTTGAATAATTCTAAAGGAAAAGACCACATCTTCTATAGTTGGAATGAACCATTAAAAAGTAAATTGTTGGACTATTTAAAAAGAAACTTTGACTTAAATTAGGAGGAATAATGATATGAAATTTATAATTGAAACTGGAGTTTACAACAGCATTTTAGGATTCGATTTTAAAGAACCTGTAGAAATTCTAAATCCAATTTATTCATGGTGTGAAAAAATCGATGAACGCACATTAGAACAATTATTGGATATGTCTAAAATACCTCAAGTGCATGACCACGTTTGTGTCATGTCGGATTGTCACATGGGTTATGGTATCCCAATAGGTGGAGTTATGCCAGTTAAAGATATTATATTTCCTTATGCAGTTGGAAATGATATTGGTTGTTTTACTGGTAATACCAAAATTCTATTAGCAGATGGAACGACAAAAACACTTAAAAAACAAGTTGATAGAGAATTTTATATATATTCTATTGATGATAATAATAGAATATTTCCTGGATTTGCAAGGTGTGTAAAAACTAGAAATAATGCAAATTTGGTTGAGGTTAAAATTAGCAACGGAGAAAAAATAAGATGTACACCAGATCATCTTTTTAAAATGAAAAACGGTGAATATAAAGAAGCCCAATATCTTAAACCAGATGATAATTTAATATCTTTTTATTTATGTCACCAAAAACCAAAAATTGGAAAAAATGAAATTGTTATCAGTGTTAAATTTATAGAAAAGAAAGAAGATGTTTATTGTCTACAGGTTAATAATAAATTTCATAATTTTGCATTAGCGTCAGGTGTATTTGTTCACAATTGTGGTATGTCGGCAACAAAACTATCATATCTACATGAAGACCTTAATCCAGAAATTATTGACAAAATCATGAGTGAGATTAATAGAGTTGTTCCACATGGAACAGGTATTGGTCATCGTACAAAACAAGAATGGTATGGTTTTAATGAAGCTCCAGAATTTCCTAATTATATAAAAGCTGCCCTTGAGACAGCCAGATATCAATTAGGGTCATTAGGGGCTGGTAATCATTTTGTTGAATTATTAAAAGGAGATGATGATCGTACATGGCTTATGATCCATTCTGGTTCCAGAAATCTTGGAGCCAATATTTGCAAGGAATTTTATATCAGAGCCAAAAACTTTTGTGAAGAAAGCAAATTAGAAGTTCCATGTGCCCATCTTTCGTATTTACCTTTAGGTTCACATGAAGGTCAATGGTATCTTGATATGATGGATTTTGCATTAGATTTTGCGAAAGAAAATCGTAGGAGGATGATGAATGTGTGTGAATCAATTTCTTGTGGAATGTTGGGTTGCACAGTTGAACAACAAATAGATATTCATCATAATTACGCCTCTTTTGAAAGACACTACGGAGAAGAGGTTTTAGTCCACAGAAAAGGGGCAACACCAGCGTTTAAAGACCAATTGGGTATTATACCAGGGTCCATGGGAACATCCTCTTATATCGTAAAAGGGAAGGGTAATAAGGAGAGTTTTTGTACAGTTTCCCATGGTGCTGGTAGAGCCATGAGTAGAACAGAAGCCAAGAAGAGATTCAAGGAGTCAGAAACTAAAGAACTTTTAAAAGGAATTTGGTTTAATCGCCTCGCACTCGATGAAGACCCAAGATGTTATAAAGACATTAATGAAGTTATTAAGGCGCAAAGTGATTTGGTTGAACCTATTGTTCGTTTAGAACCATTAGGCGTAATTATAGGAACCAAATAAGGATGGATAAATGAAAAGGAAATTAGATTTTGTAACAAATAGTAGTTCAACAAGTTATACCATACATCTTAACAATCTTAAGATACCATCAGCAATCGAATTATTTATTCTTATTAAAGATTCTTTTATTATAGAAAGACAAATTTATGCCTCCAAATCTATTGGGTATGTTATTTCACTGTTGGAAAGAAATATAATTTTTCCAATTTGTTTATCTACGACTACAGATTTAAAATTTACAGATTTGTGTGGTATTGGAATCTGTATTAATTTTAAAAGAAAAAATGAAAGAAATATTATCGAATATGAGCCAGATCCATCTCTTAATTATGTCTACTGTAAACATATTGATGAATTACCATATTTTGATAAAGAATTTTTCTGTAAATACTGGGATATAACAGTTAGTCAATTTTAAAAAGGAAGGTAATTAATATCATAACCGGAGGATTTGTAATTGGGATTGGTGGTATAAATGTTTGAAGAAAATGGAGTTGTAAAAATAATTTTCGATAAAAATAAACATAGAAATAGATGTTTGGTTGTATGCTCTAAATATCCTGAATGTCTTAATCATGGAGGAGGAAATATTGATTGTAGTCATATAGGACTACACCATCAACTTAGAGACAATAATTGTCGTCCAGGTTGCTGTAACCACACAGGAACAGAAAATGGTAATGTCACGTGTGATAAAATTAATTTAAATATCATAAAAAGAATAAAGGAGGAATTAAATAGTTGAAACATTGGTTTACATCAGATCATCACAATCTTCATGATAATATTCAAAAACACTGTAATAGACCATTCGGAAATGTTAAAGAACAAGAACAGTGTCTTTTGGATAATCATAATTCATTAGTTGATCCAAAAGACACGGTTTATATATTAGGCGATATATCAATGACCAAGGAAGGTGCTATATCTATCTTGGAAAAAATGAATGGTCAAAAATATTTTATACTTGGAAATCACGATAAAGAATTAGTAAATGTAATAAAACAGTATTGTCAAGTTGTTCGAGATTTATATGACATAAAAATAAATAATCAAAAAATTACATTATGTCATTATATGATGTTAACTTGGAATTGTTCTCACTATGGCGCATGGCAACTTTTTGGACACTCCCATGGTACAATCCAACCTATTGGATTACAACATGATGTGGGAGTGGACAATAATGATTTCAAACCTGTATCATTTGAACAGATTGTTGAAATTATGAAACATAGAAAAGAACACCATACAGTTAACAGTATTGTATTTAATGGCGTTGAATTGAAATGAGAGAACTATTATTTTCGATAAAAAAGAAGGATTTTGAAATTCAAACATTTAGATGTGGAGGTAAGGGCGGTCAAAAAGTAAATAAAACATCAAGCGGTGTTAGAATTATTCATAAAGAATCTGGATCAGTTGGGGAAAGTCGAACTGAACGTAGTCAAAGCCAAAATAAGAAAATTGCATTTGGAAGATTAACAAATAATCTAAAATTTAAGTTATGGATACAAAAAAAGATATTTGAGTTAACACATGATAAAAAAGAAATCGAGAGAAAAGTTAAAAACGAAATGAATTCTGAAAATCTAAGGATTGAATATAAAGAAAATGGCAAATGGGTAAAAGAGGATAAAACTTAAATATTATTATTAATAGGAGAATATCTTATGAAAAATGATACCAATAAATTCGGAAATGGTGTGTTATATGATATTGAAGATTTGGAAGGTACGATTTTTTGTCAATGTTGTGCCTGCATGAGTGTAAGTAGTGACTTTCTGTCATGGGCTAATTATGTTGATAATATTCATCGTATAGTCAATGATCCATTTGATGCCGACAATATAATTGTATTGTCGTGTCAGGTAACTGATCTTGCAGTATTGAACGATCTAAGATATCTTGAGGAATTAATCGATCAATATCCTGATAAAAAATTTTTTATCGGCGGCTGTTTGGCTAAGAGATTTGATATATCTCTTCCTGATAATTGTGATAGGTTAGATAATGTCAGGATTGACTATCAACCAATTGTAAGAGTTGATTTATTAAATTATAGTCATCCATTCTGGGTTGAAGATTGGGATGAAAGTTGTGATGACTCTCATACAGATGGAAACTTGTTTAGATATTGTCACCCTGTTCGAATAGGTTCTGGATGTGTAAATAAATGTATATATTGTACTATCAATATAACAAGAGGTGAATTTTGTCAACTGAAACCTAGATCAATTAATGATCTTTCTCATTCAGATAATGTTCTGATTGCTGATAGCCCAACAATCGAACAGTTGCATGAATGGTCAGAATTGGCACTTAGGGGAAATAGACCAATATCTTTTCGCAATGTTGAACCGAATGCGATTACGAATATATTTACAGGTCAGGGAACTCATTTTATCAATAGACTAATAGAGCATGATTTGTTGGAAATTTTACACTGTCCAATTCAATCTCCAAATCCAGATGTTTTAAAAGATATGGGAAGAAGTGTAGAAGACACATTGTATTTTATAAACGAAGTGTGTCCAATAATAAAGGAACGTGGAGATTGGACGGATAAAAGTGGTGTTTTTCTGGCAACTAATATCATCATTGATTATAAAAACTTTCCGAATCCTACTCCTGATGAACTTGACGCATTTAATTACGTGTCCTGGAATCCTTATTGGGATGGAATCTGGGATATAGATAAGGCTAAAGAGAGATGGAATCATTATTTTCCATGGAATAAAATTTAAAATAGGAGACTAAATGAAAATAAGTACATATGAATGTCCAAAGTGTAAAGATAAAATATTCAGTAGAGCACACCATGACTGGAGAGAATGTAGTTGTGGTGAAATATTTGTGGACGGGGGATTCGAATATATAAGAGTTGGATATATAACAGAACCACCTCCTATGATAGAGGTTGAAATTGATGTGACTAAAAAAAAATTATATGATGACTGGAATAATAGAACCGATAAGTATGGTATAATTAAAGGAGAGTAATTATGAAAAAGTTTATTATTTGCTACATATCAGGGTTTGTTTCGGAGAATAACACAACAAATTATGTTAGTGTTCCAATAATGTATGAATCTAAAGAAAAATTAAATCAAGATTTTACAAGTATTATTAGAGAATCATTCGAAAAAGGTAATGAATATTTCTATTTCAATAACATTAAATTTGAAACAACTGACTTTATGTATTACAG